CTTGTATGCAGGATCATAAATGTGATGAAAACCGATTTGCCGCTAGATGAATTCAAGTCATGGTGCAGCCTTGTGGCGGATAGGTGACACAGAACCGAAGCAGTATTGGGACAGATGATGCTTTTCAGGAACCGATGGTTTTGGAAATCGAGCAAGACGAGACGTTGCGCCCCTTTTGACGAATGGGTATCCTCACACGACGCCGGAGCCGTCACTCCGGCCAGAACGCCAGGGATCAGCGGTGGACCCTCCGCGCTCCAGCCGGGACGGTTGGCCTCGCCTCCGACCGCCCCGGCCGTTCGCGGCATATTCGAGCGGTGCGCGCTTGAAGGGCATATTGTGAAAACCTTCCCATGGCAGGAAATCCCCGGTCATTGGGAAAATTGGGGGCGCGCGGTGCGCTGCGATTGCGGCGCGCTTGCCCATTTTCAAGTTTGCCATCACCACGAAGACCCAGGGAGCGCGTTTCCAGTTGAAAATGTGTAAATGGAGCGGGCCGGCGCTTCAGGAAGGTGCCGCCGCGCTGATAAAGCAGATTCCGATGCTCAAAACTGACATGCCTAAAGCTATAGCTATCGCGGAAGCGGTTGCGTCGGCTATGGTTCTGGAAGATCAGGCGCGAAAGTACGTCGTGAACGTGAAGGACTTGCCTAAATGATTGAATTACTTACAAATCATCCGATTTTAGCGACTTCGCTGGCGATTGCGGGAGCTGCCGCCATCTACTGGCGATTGGTCTATTATTTCCACCGCTGGCTGGATACGAAGCATCCGCCGGTCACGCAGTTTCCGCACCGGCCGCTTGAACAGTAGGAGGATGAAATGCCCGTTCGGAGCAAGGCAGAAAATCGACTCATGCAAGCCGCCGCGCACACTCCTGGCGGATTTGGCGGCGTTCCTCAGAAGGTGGGCAAGGAATTCACGGCCGCCTCGGAGGGCAAGAAGCTCAATAAACTCCCGGAAAAGGTGAAGAAAAAGAAGGGCGATAGTGCTAAAGATGGCGTCGGCCAGATGATGCGGGATGGCTTCACGAAAGGCGGATCGGCGAAATGAGCAAATTGACCACTGAGGGGCGGAAGAAACTGAAGGGCAGCCAGTTTGCCGGGCCCGACAAGAGCTATCCCGTGCCCGACAAGAGTCACGCCGCCAATGCCAAAGCCCGGGCCTCTCAAGCCGTGAATTCTGGGCGTATGTCGAAGGCGGAAGAAGCCAAGATTGACGCTAAGGCGAACAAGGTCCTCGGCAAGAGCGGCAACAAGCACGAGAAGATGAAGACCGAGGAAGTCAACACGCCGAAAGGCAAGTTCAAAATTAGGTAGGAGCGTGCCATGGCTTCGCTTTCAAATCCGGCCCATGTCTACGACTCGTCCACGGCATTGAGCGGCACGGCGTACACCACGGCTTGTGGCCAGAACACGAGCCGGTCGTTCCTCGCCATCCAGTACCAAGGCACCGGGACAGCCTATTTTTCTCTGACAAATCCGTCGCCAGCCAACGGCGCGGCTGGCGTCTTTGCTTTGGCCGGTTACGCGCCTCCCCTTGTGTTCTCTCCCGTCGTACCGGATAGCCCGGTCTATCTCGGCACCGGCACCGGGACCTTTATCGTAACGCAGGGCTGAAATGTCATCCCCGGTCGTAAACGGTATTGTCGGCCCGGTTAAGGACCAGACAGTTACCCTCAACGGATCGCCTCAATTGGCGCTCCCGGCCAATAACAACCGAACCCACCTCCAATTCCAGGCTCCCATCGGGGGCCTTACCTATAGCTTTACGAATTCCTCATGCGCGCCGGGGCTCACGGGGTGCTTCTCGCTCGCGCCGGGCGTCATTTATCAACCGCAGGGCGGCGTGCCGCAGAACGCCCTTTATTTCAACGGTACGAACGGGCAAATCGTACCTCTCACGGAGAGCTAAATTGGCGCATAATGTCGTAATTCCAACCGCTTACGGTCAAATGATCGTAAATCGCAACGCTTCAGAGTTCGATAACCTCGCAAAATATGGTTTTTCCGTCGATCATCGCTCAATCGAGCTATATGCGGCATTTATCGCCTGCACTGGCCCGGATGCGCTGATTCTTGATGTTGGGGCCTGTTTTGGCTGTTTTTCGCTCGGATTTGCCAAAATGTTAGAGGATCATCGGCCTAAAATCCTTGCTTTTGAGCCGCAAGAGTGGCTCGCAAACTGCATTGCGGGTTCCATCGCGCTTAATGATCTCGAAAATATTGTGGTCGTAAACGCAGCGGTCGGGGCTTTCAACGGCGTGGCGCATGTTCCCAAGCTGGATTACCGGCAGGAAGCCTCGTTCGGAAGTCTTCCCCTCGAGGAATGCAAGTCTCCTACCAAATTCGATTGGGTTGTTCAGGAGCCCAAAGGCTCGGCAGTGGTGGATATGCTGTGCATTGACAATTTGAGGATATTGCCGCGTGCCATCAAGATCGACACCGAGGGGATGGAGATGGATGTGCTGAAGGGCGCGACCAATACGATCGTGCGCGCCCGGCCGGTTATCTTCGCGGAGCATACGAAGGGCGATCGGCCGGCGATGGTCCAGCTTTTGGAAGGGTGGGACTATCTGACTTGGAACAATGACTGCGACATAGTTGCAGTTCCAGCGGAAAGGCGACATTTATTCCCGGAAATTAACGAGGTGACGAAGGGAATCCCTGATAATGCCGGTGGCCCAGTTAGTATTGTTTACGATTAAATGGACTGGAAACTCCATTCTGTAATCAGCAACGAGGCGCTTCAGACTTTAGAGCGTCTCGCTAGTTCGTGTCCAAAGGGCGATTTTGTAGAGGTTGGTGTTTATCGAGGCGGAAGTGCAGAACGTCTTTATGAAATAGCGCAGCGTCAGAAGCGTAAGTTGCATCTTTTTGATACATTTGAAGGAATGCCTACGCAAGGACCTCTTGATGAGCTCGAAGTAGGTAGTTTTAGCGATACCAGTCTGCCTGAACTGCGCAAATATCTTCCTAACGCATTATTTTACAAAGGTATTTTCCCAAATACGATGCCTCGTTGGTTGGGGCCGTTAGCTTTCGTTCATGTTGATTGTGACCAATACGACGGTGTTAAAGCTTCTATAGAGAGACTTTTCCCGCTTCTTGTCCATGGTGGGATCATGCTGTTTGATGATTGGCGCGTCTTAACTGGCGCATCCGTAGCAATCTATGAAATTTTCGGTGAAAAACTCCAAGAAACGCCTGAAAACAAGGCTTTTGTTGTAAAGGGTTCATTATGAATGAGCTTCTCGTAGGCGTTGACGCGGATGGCGAGCACGCGATGGCGGAGCAGGTTTTGTGCATCGCCGTGGGTGAGACGCTCCAGAAGGCGTACCCAGGCTATCCATGGCAGGTCGGGTGCAACAAGAAGGCCGGAACAGTCGTGGTCGATCTGCCGGTGTCATGGAAGCCGGTGGCCTTCGCGCGCTATGGCATCCTCCTGCACATGGGCTCGCTCATGTGGGCTGGCGGCTTCAAGAAGGTGCTGCATGCAGGGGGTGAAATGCTGGAGCGTATGGGGCTACCGCGTGAGGCCGCGCCGCGGGACGCCAAGGCCCGCGCCCTGGAGAACGGCCTCGACATTCGCAACGCTGTAGGAAAAAGCAAAGGCAGCACGATATGACCGGCCGCGACACGCCGCCATCGGTGCAGGATGGCCCTTTCGGCTACGAGCCGCCTTCAACTGATAGTTTCGGCACCACGAGTGGCGCGGGCAAAAAGACGCTCTCGCCGGAGGAAGGTTTCAAGATCGCCCGGGCCGCGTTCCTAAGTTCCACGAATTGGCTGAATGCTGGGCGCCGGGCGGCGTGGTCGGACAGCCTGCGCGCCTTCCAGAACCGGCACGCCATGGACTCCAAGTACAGCAGCCGGGATTATGCCTACCGCTCCAACCTCTATATGCCGAAGACGCGCGCTACCATCCGCAAGAACGAGGCGCACACTGCGACGGCGTTCTTTTCCAATGAGGACGTGGTTTCGATCAAGCCGACGAATGACGATGATCCCAAGCAGCTAGCCAGCGCGGAGGTGCTGCAACAGATCCTCGATTACCGGCTGAAGAAGTCGATCCCCTGGTTTCTCACCGTGGTTGGCGCGCGGCAGGATTGCGAGGTGATGGGGATTTGCGTCACCAAGGCGGATTGGGAGTACGAGGAAAAGAAGGTCAGGACGGAGGTTCGTGCCGTCACCGACCCGGAGACCGGAGAATTGCAGCTCGACGAGGACGGCTTTGCCAAGGTCGAGACATACGACGTGATGGAGGTGCTGAAGGACCAGCCCCGGGTGGATCTGATCTCCCCTGAAAATATCCGCTTCGAGCCCGGCTGTGATTGGCGCGACGTGGTGAACTCGTCGCCGTACCTGATCGAAATGATGCCCCTCTACATCGAGGACGTGAAGGCCAAGATGGCGAGCGGCGAGTGGAAGGACGTGCCGGAGAGCGCGCTGCGGTCCTCGTCGGATATTGAGGATGACACTACGCGGCGCGCGCGGGAACAGGACCGGGTGCCCGGCAAGGACAAGGACGCCTGGAAGCCTCAGGGTTTCGAGATTTGCTGGGTCCACAACAACATCATCAAGTGGGGCGGCCGGGATTGGCAGTTCTACACCCTGGCCTCGGCCGGGGAGTTGCTCACGGAACCGCGGCCACTGGAGGAAGTCTATCTCCATGGCGTTAGGCCTTATGTGGTCGGTTTCGTCGTGCTGGAGACGCACAAGACCTATCCGGCGGGCAAGCCGGAACTGACCCGGGATCTCCAGCGCGCGGCGAACGACGATTGGAATCTCCGGTTCGACGTGCTGAAACTCCAGCTCAACCCACGCTTGTTCGTGAAAACCGGCGCCGGCATTGACCCGCAGGATGCTCGCACCTTCATGCCGGGCAAGATCGTGCTGATGAAGGGCAATCCGGCCGATTCGGTGTCCTGGGAACGGCCGCCAAGCCCGGGCCCGGAGGCGTATCAGGAGAGCGACCGCATTAATCTCATGTGGGACGATCTGGTCGGCGACTTCACCAACAGTTCCGTGCAGTCCAGCCAAGTTGAGCAGCAGAGCGCCACCGGCATGAATTTGATGAGCGGCGAGGCGAGCGGCACCAAGGAATACGAGCTGCGCATGTTCGCGGAGACTTGGGCGGAGCCGATGTTCCGGCTGCTTATCAAGCTGATCCAAGCGTATGAGACAGACGAGACTATCCTGGCGATGGCCGGCAACAACGCGCAGCTCTGGCAGCGGTTCGGCATCGACAAGGTGACGGATGACCTCTTGGACGCGGAATTGACGGTCACGGCAAACGTCGGCATCGGTGCCACGAATCCAATCCACCGGCTCAAGAACTTCCTCACGGCTTCCGAGGCGATCGGCAAAATGTTCGGGCCGCAGATCATGGCGCAGGGTGCCAATTTCCAAGAAATCCTCAAGGAAGTGTTCGGCATGGTCGGCTACCGCGACGGGATGCGCTTCATCAAGCAGGGCTTTGACCCGCATGTGGCGATGCTTCAGCAGCAGCTTCAGGAAGCGCAGCAGAAAGGCAAAGCTGGCCCGCAACAGCAGCCGCCCGACCAGAGCCGGGTGCAGGCGGCGCAGATTACCGGGCAATATCGGCTGGCAGAGCGGCAGCTTGAGGCACGACAAGAAGATAAGGAAAATGCCTCCGAACTCCAAATTGCCCGGCTTAAGGTGAACGCAGATATGGCGAGGCAGGAGGTGAAACAGCAACACGACTTGGTGAAATTGCGGATGGATCAGCAGCATCAAACGGGCATGGCAAACATGCAGCATAATTTGAGCATGTTTGCTGCCGCAGCGGCGCCCCAGCCCACCCATCCGGCACCGGCGCGCGTGCAATAATGGAGCCGACTCAGGAGCAAATTGAGGAAGCGATCGCCCACGACAAGCGGTTCGCCATGATCGACCTTGGGGTGACGCTGGCCGCCGAGCTGCGGGACAGCAAGGCGCTCAATATCTTCATCGGCGCGCTGGCGCAGGAGGCGCAGGATTGCCTCGTGGCGTTCGGTGATGCGAACATCGCCGAGCCGAAGGAAATTGTACCGCTTCAGGTGCGTGTGCGGGCGCTCTTGTTCCTCAACCGGACGATCGAGGACGTATTTTCCCAAGCCAAAGCCGCAGAACAGCATGTAATGTCAGAAATTCGAGGATCAGATGACAGGTGAAACCACAGAACTCCGCGTCCCGGAGGTAATGCATATCGAGAGCGTGACGGGTAACGCCCCCGCCGCGCCGCCGGCTTCCATACCCACGCCGGAGCCGAAAGCCGGGGTTGAGCCGCCTGCCGCCGGTGATACGCCACCGGAGCCGCCCCAGCGGACGCAGCGCGAATTGGCGATGGAGCAGATTGCTCTCAACCGGCGCAAAGCGATAGAGAAGGAGCTGAATTACGGCGAGGTGATGGCGGATGACGCCCGCCGCGACGCCGGAATGGAGCCGCTGGTCCACGCTAAGCGGTCGCAGCCGGCAGTTTATGATGACCCGGACATGGTACAGCCACCGGCAGCAATGGAAGTTCCGGTGCAGCCGTCGCCTGTATCCCCACAAGCTACGCCGCAATCCCCACAAGCTCAGGTGCCGGATCAGATCGTGACGGTCGGCGGCCAGCAATTCCGGGTGACGCCTGAGCAGATGGCGCAGCTTGCGAGCCTCGGGGCGTTGACGATCAACGCACTTCAGCAACAGCAGCGCCAGCAGCCGCAACAGAATCAGCAGCAACCGAATGTGCAGCCGCAGCAACGCCAGCAGCAACCCGCTCCGCGGCAGGCGATGCCGGTTCTGACGCCGGAGGAAAGCAAGGCGCTGGCAACGCGCATCCAGTATGGGAACGAGAACGAGAGCGCGAAAGCGCTGGAGGACATGACGGCGTTGATTGCCAACCGCATCGCCGCTGCGAATCCCCAGGTTGATCCGCGCGCCGTTGTCGCATACGCGACACAGCAGGCGGTGCAGCAGATCCGGCAGGAGAACGCGCTCAATGCCAATTTAAATCAAATCGGCAATGAATACCCGGAAATTTTCAGCAATAACAGCATGGCGCAGCTCGCAGCCCTAAAATTGCATGGCATCCGGCAACGCGATGCGCTATTAGGCGTACAGCAGCCCGATTTAGCGGCCTACCGGGAGGCATGCGAAGAAGTCAGGCGCGACCTCGGCACCCCGCCGCCCGCGCCACCGCAGTCTCAGCCGACGCAAATCCAGGGCAATCCACCGCCTGCACAGGCGGGCCAGCCGGTACAAAGCCGGTTCGAGGCCAAGCGTGCGGCCCCCCGTTCACCGATTCCGGCCCAGCGCGTGGCCGCGGCAGATGATCAGACCCCCCGGGCTCCGAGCCCTTCTGAGATTGTAGCCGCAATGCGACGTAGGCGAGGGCAGGAATAAGAATTTGAAAGGACTGTCCCGTGGCTGGACAACTTTGGAGCGTTAACACCCTCGGCGGCTATATGTTCTCGCTGGAGCTTTCGGACATTCTGCGGACGGCGGTGCAGCCGCTTTGCAAATTCCGGCAGTTCTGCGATGCGAAGGACTTCACCGATAAGGGTCTGCACAAGGGGCAGATCTTCACCTGGGACGTGTATAACGACGTGGCCACCGGCGGCACGACCCTAGTTGAAACCAGCACCGTCCCGCTGACCAACTATACGATCGCCCAGGGCACCGGCACCGTGACCGAGATCGCCAACGGCGTTCCCTACACCGGCATGCTGGATAATCTGTCCAAGCATCCCGTGCAGGAGATCATCAACAAGGTGCTGAAGAACGACGCCAAGAAAACCCTGGACGGTCAGGCTTGGTATCAGTTCTATTCCACCCCGCTCATGCTGTCGGCGGGCGCGGGCACAAGCACGATTGGCACGGATACCACCATCGTCACGCTGGCGACCACGGGAACACAGACCGTTACCAATAACGTCAACCTTCACAAGAACCACATCAAGAGCATCGTGGACATTATGAAGGAGCGCAACACACCGCCTTATGCCGGTGACGAGTATTTCGGCATCGCGTGGCCGACCACGTGGCGGCCGGTGAAGAACGATCTGGAAAGTGTGTATCAGTACCGCGATGAAGGCTTCCAGATGATCTACAATGGAGAGATCGGCAAGTTCGAGGGCGTCCGCTTCATCGAGCAGACCAATATCTCCAAGGGCATCTACAACTCCGGCCGGTATACGTCCTCGGCTTCCTTCACGGCCTGGGCTAACGGTCAGTCGGATAACGCCTACTTCTTCGGTGAGGATACCGTGGCAGAAGCCATCGTTGTGCCGGAGGAAATGCGCGGAGCCATCCCGACTGACTTCGGCCGGTCCAAGGGCATTGCTTGGTACTACCTCGGAGGTTTTGCACTTACGCAAACTCAGGCTGCGCAAGCTCGTATATATCATTGGTCGTCTGCTGCATAGATGAGTACTCATACTACCTTGATCGCGAGTACTCGAACGGATATAGTCATCTCCGCTAAAGGAGGTGACTATGCTAGACGATGGACTGATTTCGCGTTTCAAGGCGAGTTATGTGGAGTTAGGGCCGGACGAGTGCTGGCCGTGGCTTCGCTCATTGGCGGCAAAGGGCTATGGGCAGATAAAACGAACCGGAGAGCGAAAGCAGTTCTATGCCCATCGCGTAGCATTCGAATTGGCGACGGGCATAGAGCCGGGCAAAAAGCAAGTCTGTCATTCGTGCGACAACATGAAATGCGTGAATCCAAAGCATCTCTTTATAGGGACGCAAAAAGACAATTTGCAGGACATGAAGCGCAAGAACAGGCATCTTTTCGGGGAAAAGAACAATCAACACGTTCTGTCCGAAAAAGAAGTTTTACAGATTTTGACGCTCAAAGGCGTTGCATCTCAGCGCGATTTAGCCGTGCGTTACGGTGTCTGTCAGAGTACAATAGCGAAAATTCACCTCGGCCAGCGGTGGCAACATCTGAAGAAGGACTGAACTAATGGCACAAGGCAATTACGACCATCCGTCCTACATCACGCGGCAGATGGATAACCTGGGCGCTACTACGGCGGGCGCGAACGGAACCTCGCTCATCACGGTCTATCCTATGGATGAGCGCATCCGGCGCATCTCGGCAGTGGTTTTGACGGCCGGCACCACGGCTGGCACCTACCTCTATCCGATGATTTTGACCGGCACCACGACCACCACGCTCGGCACCATGACCATGGGCACCTCGACGGCCAATTCCGTCGTGCAGCTCGCGGACGTGAACACGCTCTTGCCAACCGGCTCGCTTCTGTTTGTCAAAAACGGAACGGACGCCACTGGCAAGTCAAGCGTCACCGTCGAGCTTCACGGCGATCCCACCACCGGCACCTGGGGCGCTCCGTAATGGTCGGGCGCTTCAAAGGGCAGCTCCCGGTTTTCTTCGCTGGGTCGGATGACGGAGACCGGGACGTTTCTGATTACCGGCCGGTCCCTGACTCTGACCGTGGAAACGACGGCTATAACGATCAGGGGATGCTCGGAAATTTTGAAGCGCATGACGACACGCCGCGCATGCCGCCGGCAGAAACTAAATTCTTCGGCGGCTTCGGGGCCTCGGACGAGGATCTGAAGCGCGGCTTCTGCAAGCCTCAGATCACTGAACACCCGGCTTATGACAAGGTGAACTACTCCAGCCGGGCCAGCCAGCCGCGTGCCGCCGACGAGGATTTTGGCAACACGAACGCGATGCCCAACGATTGGGAATTCCAAACCCGCAATAATCGGTCTAAAGGATTCCTTACACGCAAACGCCTACCGACTGAGAGAGGGTAAAGGTCATGGCACGAGACGCGGCCGAAATCGAACCGAAATTCATCCCCGACGACAAGCTTCTCCCGCGCGATGACTCCGGCGGTCCCGGCTACGAGCCGCACACCGGCCAGTTTGGCGATGGTGGTATGGTGAAGGGTGGCGACAAGTCGCACCTCGGCACCGGCAAGGGCAAATAACATGGTCGAAAATCCGAACCGTGGGCGCGGTGGTGATGTTTCCGGCACGACCATGACTGACAACCGCGATGGCGTCGGCAGCGGCCTGGAGGTAGCCAAGGCATCCTTCGATCCTGGCTACGAGTACGGAGCCGCCCTTGGTTACGCCTCTGAGGAAGACTTGCTGAAGGGCTATTGCTCCGGCGGCAAATCGGTGGGCGAAGGCCGTTAACCAGTGCGGTTTAACAGCGCGTTGCCATATGACATTGTAGGCGGCTGCCCTGGCGTCGCCTACAAGCAAAATGGCCACCTTTTCAACAATGGCGGTGTTGAGGTGGAAATTGAGACAATCACAAATGCTGACGGTACAACGCGCTCTCGTGGGCGCATTAAGCTTGATGCCACCGACGATCTAATGCGGTCAGCAGACACGCTGCCCGTCGACGTAGAGCCCGTGCAAGATCCCGCTACCATGCACTGGCGCTCGCTCAAATTTCTCGTTGAACAATATGGCGGCACATGGACGGATCGCGCCGCTGCGGTCAAATTCCTGTCCGGTCGCCTTCCAGCCACCGAAACGGATGCAGCATGACATGTGTTGTTTATGGGCTATCATCTTCTGAAGATGGGGTGATCCGCTATATCGGGCAGACCGTAAAGGCTCCGGAAAGGCGTCTTTTGGCCCACAAATCGCAGGCGAAACGCCGCCGTACCGCCGTTCATCACTGGATTTGCAAAGTATTCGAGCATGGTCATGCTCTTTGCATGACTATTCTGATTGATGATGCTGAGTGGGCCGTCTCCGAACGCATGGAAATAGAAAAGCGTCGAAGCGCCGGAGAGCGGCTGTTAAATCTCACGGATGGTGGCGATGGCATCCCAGGAGCGGTCAGGAGCGACGAGACGCGCCGTAAGATTTCTGAAGCGCGGAAAGGAATGAAGTTCTCTGAAGAGCATTGTGAATCGATGAGTTTGTGCCGCATGGGACGCACGCCGTCACTGGCGGCGATTGAGAAGCAGCGAGCGAAAATGAAAGGAAGGACACCGAAAAATCTGAAAGATTTGCACGAGGCTAAACGTGGCATTCCGCGCAGCGAAGAGACGAAGGCAAAAATTTCAGCTTCTCTGCGCGGCCGAAAGTCGACACTTTCACCGGAAATGAGAGCAAAGGTGGCAGCGGCAGCGCGCGCATCCTGCTTAGGCGTTCCAAAAAGCGCGGAGACACGTGCTAAAATTTCAGCCACAAAGTTAGCCAGGAGGACTGTCTAATGGTTTGGACCATGGAGACGTCGCTCGGGTTCGAGAGCGCGAAAGTGGCGAGTCTCGCCGTTCCCTATCTTCAAGGCAGATTTCTGGATCTCGGCTGCGGCATGCAGACCGTCTGGCCCAGCGCCATTGGCATCGACAACGGGCACCATTTCGGCCCGAACTCGGCCGGCATTCGCGGCGATTGCCTGGATCTCTCGACCTTCTGTAACGAGAGCATGGACGCAGTGTTCTCGTCGCACTTCCTGGAACATATTGAGAAGGACAAGGTACCGGAGGTGTTGCGCGAATGGGCGCGGGTGATTAAGCCCGGCGGCCACCTCGTTCTCTACCTTCCCTCCGGCAACCTCTATCCGCGGATCGGCCAGCCGGGCGCCAACCCGGACCACAAATGGGACCCGATGCCGGGTGACATTGAGGCGATGCTGAAGGCGATGGCGACCACAGGCAGCAAGGGCGCGCGCGTCGGTTGGACCTTGCTGGAGAGCGAGGAACGCGGCGGCACGAACGAATACAGTCTGTATATCGTCGCGCGGAAGGAAAAGAGCGGCTGGAAGGAAGATCTGTACCAGCGCAACCCGGGCGGCAAAAAGCGGTGCCTCGTGTGCCGTTTCGGCGCGATCGGCGACCAGATCGTGGCTTCATCCATCCTGCCTGGCCTGCAAAAGCAGGGCTATCACATCACGTATATGTCCACCCCTGACGCGCAACAGGTCCTCTTGCATGATCCCCACATTGATGAGTGGTGGATTCAGGAAAAGGATTATGTGCCCAACCAGCAGCTCGGACCCTATTGGGCCTCTGTGTCGGAGCGGTTCGACCGGGTTATCAATCTCTCCGAGAGCATCGAGGGCGCACTCCTGACGCTGCCCGGGCGCCTGACGCATGATTATCCCCTGGAGGTGCGGCAGAAGCTCTACGGCACGGTGAATTATCTGGAGCGCACCCATGACATTGCCGGTGTCCCGCATGACTTCGCGGCCAAGTTCTATCCGTCGAAGCACGAGGTAGATTGGGCGATGGCGGAACGGGCCAAGGCAGCCGGGGCGCCAGTGGTGCTGATCTGCTTGCACGGTTCGAGCGTCCACAAGGTCTATCCCTGGTCTCATTTCCTAGCGCGCTGGCTCACCGAGAAGGGCGTACATGTCTGGCTTAGTGGTGACAACCGTGAAGGCGCGCAGCTTCAGACCGGCATCATGGCGGCGCTGGAAAAGGATGGCATCGACACGTCGAAGATCCATCCGATTTGCGGCAAGTGGAAGATCCGCGAAGCGCTGACCTTTGCCCAGGTGGTGGATTGTGCCGTGGGCCCGGAGACCGGCATAATGAATGCTGTGGGCCTCGCCACGGTGCCGAAGGTCATCATGCTCTCGCATTCCAGCCACGAGAACCTGACCAAGCATTGGCGCAATGCCGCGATCGTCATGCCCGACACCGCACGCTGCGCCTGCTATCCGTGCCTGCGGCTGCATTACAGTTGGCAGCATTGCGTGCGAAATGAGAAAACCCAGGCGGCGCAATGCGCTTCTTCTCTCGCGCCGGAGCTGATTTTTGAGCTAGTAATGAAGCGGCTAGAGATCCGTCAGGCCGCTTAAGTTCGCACCCCGGCCACGGTGATTGGAGGTTGCTGTGGACTGGAATTCCCTCACGGGGACGAAAACGACGGCGGGCGCGATTGCCCGCTGGATCAATAACAGCACGCTTTCCTCTGGCGCAAACGGCGATGCTGATCTGATCCTTCAGGAGGCGCAGGATTGGATCTACCGGCGCCTGCGGCATTGGCGGATGCTGACGCCGCCTTATGCGGACATGCTCACGGCCGGCAGCGATGCCTACACCTTTCCCGCAGATTTCCTTGAGCCCAAGCTGCTCACCATCACCGGCCAATATCAGCGTCTCTTGATCCTGAAAACGCCGGATGACGTGATTAACTCCTGGGCCTACGACGGCAACGGCAACCGCATCCAGCAGCAGCCCGGGATCTATTATTTCGACCAAGCGGCGCTCCGTTTCGACTCCCTGGCCGATCAGGCATATCCGATCGCGCTAGTCTATTTCCAGCAGCCGGCGATGCTCTCGGCCACGAACGATACCAATTTCCTCACCTCGAATTGCCAAATGCTCTTGCGCCGGGCGATCATGCGCGCGGCCTGCGAGTGGACCAAGGAAGTCGCCAGCGGCCAGTATGACCGGACCTATTGGGAACAGGCAGCCGAGGCGGAGCTGCAAGCGGTGCAGGAGGAAAGCGATCGGGCCTACCATTCCATGGTGGTCGGCGCGCAATTCATGCCGTCCTGGGCCGCGCAGGATTGGGGGCTGTACGGATGAGCTATCAGCCGCTCTATCTCGTTCCTGGGATCTGCAAAGTGGACTCCAGCTATTCGCTGGCAACACCGTTCAACTTCGTCCAGGGACGCTATGCCAAGGGCCGCTACTATGACGGCAACCTGTACCGCTTCACGGCGGGTTTCCCGGAGAAGCTGGGCGGCTGGGTCTCGTTCATTCAATCCGGGCTGGTCGGCATCCCCCGGGCGCTCTGTCCTTGGCTGGATTGGCAGAAGAACGTCGAGACGGCGATTGGCACGGAAAATCATCTGTATGCCTACGTCAATTCGACGCTGACCGACATTACACCGAAAAATTACCTGAAGATCGGCACGCTCACCAATCCTTTTACCACGACGGCGAACCAAAATTCGGTGGTGGTGGCCGATACCAGCAGCCAAGCGGCGGTCGGCGATTGGGTCTATCTTAGCGCCTCGCAGGCGGTTGGCGGCCTTACCATCGACGGTTATTACAACGTCACGGCCTCGACCCCTGGCACCGGCTACACGATCTATTCGTCCCTGGCGGCGACCGGAAATGTCTCGGGTGGCGGTGGCACAGTGGCAACGCAATATGCGCGCTACACGCTGACGAACCCTTTCGCCACGCAGAACGGGTCCAAGACTGTTACCGTCACCGATGCCAGCCATGGGGCATCGACCGGCGACTATGTGACCTTCTCCGGCGCCTCGGCCTACGAGGGCATCACGATCAGCGGGCAGTATCAGCTTACCGTGGTCAATGCGAACAGCTATACCATCCAGGCGGCGAACGCGGCGACCGGCACCGGGGCCGGGGGCGGCGGTTCCGTCTCCACGGTGCATAATATCTCCTTCACTTCGTCACAGGTGACAACGCCGATCGCTTATGGCTCCGGCGCCTATGGCCTGGGTCCCTATGGCTACGGCACCACGACGCAATCAATCACCAACCCGGAGTGGACCCTCGCCGCCTACGGCAATCTGCTGCTGGCGAACCCGACCGGCGGCACGATCTATTTCTACGATCCATCGCAAGGCGGCTGGGCCTATCCGCTGCTCAATGCCCCGAACGGCGTCAATGCGATGTTTGTCACGCCGGAGCGGTTCATAATTGCCCTTGGACAAACCGGGAACAGCCAAACTCTGGCATGGCCGGATCAAGCGGACCCCACGGATTGGGTCAGCCTCGCCACCAACACGGCAAACAGTGGGCGCACGCTACAGGGCGGCACGGGTCTGGTCGGTGGTATTCCGGTGGCGCCGGGGTTGAGCCTGTTCTGGACTGACCGCTGTTGCTTCACGCTGGACTATACCGGCGACTCCGAAGTCTACAATTCGCCCATGTCAGCGGATAATTGCGGCTTGGTCAGCGCCCTTGCTGCGGCGGCTGAGGGCGGCATCGCCTACTGGATGAGCGACAAGGATTTCTGGACCTTCAACGGCACGGTGTCGGCGCTGCCCTCCGACGATGTGCGCGATTATGTGTTCAACGCCAAAAATTCGACTTCGATCAATTTGACCTACAAGGCCAAGACGCGCTGCGGCATGAACCGCCAGAAAAAAGAGGTTTGGTTCTTCTATGTCAGCCAGCAATCCACCGAAATTGACAGCTATGCCATCTACCACATTGACCAACAGTGCTGGTCCACCGGTATGCTCCAGCGCACGGCCTGGGTCGATTCGCAGCTCGTGACCACGCCGATTGCCTGCGATGCCAATGGCTATATTTACTCGCACGAGATCGGCACTGACGCCGATGGCGCGGCAATGGATAGCTGGATTCAGACCGGCCCGATCGACATTTCCAACGGTGACATGAGCATCGACGTGATGGGCTTCGTGCCGGACTTCGAGCGGCTCGCCGGCACGGTGAATTTGACCGTCCTCACCCGCTATTATCCGCAGGATACCGACACAACAAACGGCCCCTATGCTATAGCGGCGGTGGACCAAGATCCGCTGATTGATTTGCGCGCGGATGGCCGCATGGTCGCCGCCAAGTTTGAGTCAAACGTCGTGGGCGGCGACTTCCGCCTGGGGATTATCCGCTTCGATTTGAAGCCAGCAGGGGCAAGACGATGACCGATCCGGTAACTGGCACGCTACGGCTGACGCAGCCCACGGTCGGCGGCGATTCCGGCTCTTGGGGCACGATCCTCAATTCCAACCTCGCCTATACCGACACCGGCGTTAACGGCATCACGTCGATCTCGCTCTCGTCCAACACCTACACGCTTGAGGCTGCGGGCGATTCAGGGGATCAGGCCCGGGCGGCGTGGTATTCCTTCACCGGCTCGCCGGGGGCGAACTGCACGGTCACACTGCCGGCGAACGATAAGATCGGCATTGCTTCCAACTCAGTCTCCGGCGGCTACGCCGTCATCCTCACCACCGGCAGCGGCAACACGGTCACGATCGACAACGGCTCGACCGTGATGTTCTATTGCGACGGCACGAACGTTAATCTTGTGCCCTGGGGCTCGCCGGGCACGCTTCCGGCGCTCTCCGTTTCCAGCGCCTCCACCCTGACCGTCGCGGAGAAAGGCTCGTATGTCGAAGTCGCCCTGAGCGGCAACTACATCATCGGCTTGCCAACGCCTGTGGGGCACGCGGGCGATTCCTACCTGATAAACTTCCTCTCCGGTTCCGGCACGGCCACGCTCTCAACGCCGGCAGGGTCGATCACCGGCGGCTATGGGCTAGGCACCAAGACTTCGCTTTATGTCGCCGGGCCGGTCTTTATGATCGTCTCGGACGGCACGAATTGGGTCACACAAGGCAATGCCGCGGTGGCGGCCACCACGGTTTCCGCCACTGGCGCCGTCACCTTCGGTTCGACCCTCAATGTCACCGGCTCAACCTCCTTCGCCGGCAATGTCACGGTGGCTGGGACGCTTAATGCTGGTGTGCTTTCCGGCACTTCCACCACTAGCTCCCTCAGTGTCGGTGGCACCTCCAATTTCGTCGGCTCCGCAACCTTCTCCAGCAGCATTAATGACCTCGGCACGCTCACGGCGGCGGTGATTGACGTTACCGGCACATCTTCGCTGGTCGGCAATGTCACGGCAGGGGCGAATGTCATTGTCACCGGCACTGTGACGGATGCCGGCGAAAAGAACACAGGGACCTCCACTATGGCTGTCCTTGACGTAACCGGGACCTCATCGCTTGCTGGTGCTGGCACTTTCGGCGCGGCGCTCACGGTGGTTGGCACCGTCACTGCAAGCGCAGATATTCAAGCCACCGGCACGGTCTCAAGTGGAGGGGCTAAGAATACCGGCACCTCCACGATGGCAGTTCTTGATGTAACGGGCACGTCATCGCAGGTCGGGAACGCCACCTTTGGCGCGAACGTAATCACCACCGGCACAACCACCATGGCGGTGCTAGACGTTACAGGCACTTCCTCTCAGGTGGGCGCGGCCACCTTTGGCGGCAATGTCACCGTCACCAGCACTGTCACCGACGCTGGCGAGAAAAACACAGGAACGTCCACTATGGCGGTCCTCGATGTTACGGGCACGTCATCGCAGGTGGGAAATGCGACATTCGCGGGCAATGTCATCACCTCTGGTACAACCACTTCGGCTGTACTGGATATAACCGGCACGTCGTCTCTGGTCGGCAATGTCATTATGTCCGGCACCGGAACCATGGCGGTTTTGGACGTAACTGGCACCTCGTCTCAAGTTGGCGCTGCAACATTCGGGGGCGCTGTAACTGTCGCTGGAACAAGCACGTTTTCAAAAGCTATCGATGGAATTGCTGGATATTTATCCATCGGAACTGGAACTCCTGGATCTGGAGTTATTGGTTATAATATCGCCTCAGGTGGAACATTAGGAATAGCAAATCAGACGATTACAAGTTTATGCCAGATAGCGGTTCCTCCGGGAATTTGGCTTCTAACCGGGGCATTTGGTGTTTCTTTCACTGGCACCCTCACCGCATATTATAATGGAATTGGTACGACTTCGAATGCGTTTACAAATGACGTTGTGACGGTTATCGGGGGCTCTGTATCGAATGCCTCTACACTATATCCATTTAGTCCATGGATTATTCAAACCACGGCGACAACTACATTTTATGCGTTAGGTCAGGCTGGATATAGCGGGGGCACAGCAACTGGCTATTCCGCTATACGTGGAGTTTGCATCGGGTGAAATATGAGAAGGCTTTCGCTTCCAAAACCGCCAGATCCGGATCAACCCCAGTTCAAAACAAATCCGCAGGCATATAATCGCGCCATGTATGATTGGGCGCGGCAGGTAAAGCAGCTCACGGAACAGGCGCATAATTCGGTGGCAACGCCGTGCGGGCAGCAGATTCAAGTCTCCAGCTATACCACGAACACGGCAGTTTCCGGCACCACCACCGGGACGGATCTCACGAATTTTGTCTGCTCGCTGGTGCAGGCGCTCCAAAACAAGGGCATCCTTTCTCCCACGATCACGATTGGACAAACGGAATGAACCTCGCATTTTTGCTTATCCCCGTCTCATCGCTGCTTTGGCGCGTGCGCGGCGGCATGATTGAAGACCTCACCGGCGAAGCAAACTGGATGGGGATGAATGATACCGTCGTGAGGCTGCTTTACGCTCTCGGCGTGGCGGCCACGTTCGGAGCGGCCTATGGCTTCTCTCCTTGGATAGCGGCGCTCGCTATCGGCCTGTTCCTAGCCTGCACGATCGGATGGTTCGGGGCGGATGTGGGTCTCCTGCATCCGACGCCGCAGCAGGTCGGCTTGATCAGCGCCTCCGGCGCGCTCCGAGGGGTGATCATCGCCGCGGCTGCACTTTCATTCGGGCCGTTGTTGGCAGGTCCACTTGCCGGGCCGATTTGCTGGATTTCGGCACGATTGCCAAAAGGGCCAAAATGGCTCGTTTGGGAAGAATTTATCTTTGGTGCGGTACTTGGGGCTTCGCTGATAAAGATCAGCGTGGGCGACTTAACATTCTAGTGATATAGGTTTGTCAACCCAATTCGGAGACATACGATGAGCGGCTCAATGATGCTCCCGCCGGCCCAGCAGCCGCAGCTTCCGCCGCAGTTGCCCCCACAGATTCTCCAGGCGTTGATGATGCAGCGCGCGCAGGGCGGCGGTTTGCCCGGGCAGCCCCCGGGCGGTGGAATGGCTATGCCT